GTTGGTGAGTTTGACACAAGAGTGCAATCTCAATCTATAGCTGCAAAAGAAGCTTATAGAAAAGCTGTTGAAGAAAATGATGTTGATGCCATGTACGAAGCACAGCAGAATATTTCAAGAATAGCTATGGAAGAAGCTAAATTAAATCAAATCAAAAAAGATAGAGAGGAAGAGGCTGAAAGGTTAAAAGTTAATGGGACTGCTCCAGCACAACCTGCACCAGAGGCTCCTCCTCCAAAACCAGACCCAAAAGCAGAAGATTGGGCAAAGAAAAACACATGGTTTGGTCAAGACCAAACAATGACTTATGCTGCTTTTGGACTACATAAACAATTAATTGAAGAAGAAGGGTTTGACGCAACGTCAGATGAATACTATACTGAACTGGATAATAGAATTAGGTCAGAGTTTCCGCATAAATTTCAAGAAACTCAAAAAAGATCTAATAGTCCCAGAGTCGCCTCTGCTGGGACAACGGCTTCAAAGTCGTCAACAAAGGGACGCAGAACAGTCAAATTGACTCCATCGCAAATAGCCATTGCGAAACGATTGAATGTTCCGCTTGAAGAATATGCTAAATATGTGAAGGAGTAGAAAATGGCAGAAAAAAGAACAACACGAGAAGCAGAAAGTCGTGCAAATAATACAAGGAGAAAACCTTGGCAACCTCCAGCTAAGTTGGATGCTCCCCCTGCTCCAGATGGATATGAACATCGTTGGATCAGAACTCAATTAAGAGGAGAAGACGATAAAGCAAATGTTTTTTCCAGAATGAGAGAAGGATGGGAACCAGTTAGAGCAGATGAATATGGCTCAGAAGCTGCAAAATATCCAGTTATAGAAGAGGGTAAAAACAAAGGAATTATTGGTGTCGGTGGTTTAATGTTGGCACGAATACCCACAGAAACGGTGCAAGAGAGAACTGAATATTTTCGGGATCAGACCCGCAACCAATTGAAAGCCGTGGATGAAAACTTGATGAGGGAACAACATCCCTCGATGCCTATCAGCGTTGATAGGCAAAGTCGTGTAACTTTCGGTGGGGAGAAAAAACCTTCCGAATAACTTAGAAGGAGCAATAAATGGCTAATGCAAATGTAGCTTTTGGTCTAAAACCTGTAGGAATGCACGGTTCTAGTCCAGCGACTCAAGGTACGAGTCAATACTTTATTGCTAGTGATGCTTCTGCGATTTTTCAAGGTTCACCAGTAAAAGCTGAATTAACTGGTGGAACTATTCAGATCGCTTCTGCAACTGGTAACGGAGATCAATTAGTTGGTGTCTTTGCTGGGTGTGAATTCGTGGATGCAACTACTGGCAAGTTAAGGTTTAGTAATACTTGGCCCGGAAGCGGATCAGCTAATACTAACTTTGACATCAAAGGGTTTGTGTATGACAATCCAGCACAGAGATTTATAATCGCAAGTGATGGAACAAACACTGACAGAGCAACTGCTAAAGCAGATATCTTCAAAACTGCTGATATGGCTAGTGGAACTAGTGGTAATACTACAACTGGTATTTCTTCTGCTGTACTAGATATTTCAACTGCTGAAGATACAGATACTTCAAATGTGTTTATGATTTTAGGTATTCACGAAGAAGTAACTAATGCCGACCATAGTGCTGCTGGTGTTTCATACATAGTGAAAATCAACAACCATGCGTTATTGTCTTCTGACGTTGACGCTACTGCATCTTAAGGAGGGTCTAATATGGCTATTTCAAGAGCACAACTCGCCAAAGAGTTAGAGCCTGGCTTGAACGCTCTCTTTGGTATGGAGTATAATAGGTATGAAGGTCAACATGCAGAAATCTTCGACACAGAGTCATCTGACCGAGCGTTTGAGGAAGAAGTGATGTTGAGTGGCTTCGGTGCAGCACCCACTAAGCAAGAGGGTTCTGGTGTCACATTTGATGATGCAAATGAAGCTTACACTTCAAGATATAACCATGAAACTGTCGCAATGGCGTTCTCAATAACAGAAGAAGCTGTAGAAGATAATCTCTACGACAAGCTTTCTGCTCGTTATACAAGAGCACTTGCCAGATCTATGGCACACACAAAGCAAGTAAAAGCTGCGAACATTTTAAATAATGCGTTTACAGCTGGTGCGAGTGCTGGTGGTGATGGTAAAGCATTGTTAGCAACAGATCATCCATTAACAAATGGTGGAACTTTCGCTAACGAGCCAACTGTAGCAGCTGATCTTAATGAGACATCTTTAGAAGATGCTTTAATTAAGATTGCAGGTTTTGTGGATGAAAGAGGATTAATAATCGCTCTAAGAGGCATGAAGTTAATTGTTCCAAGACAATTACAATTTGTCGCAGAGAGAATATTAAACTCTAATCTAAGAGTTGGAACAGCAGATAATGATGCTAATGCCATGAGACAAATGGGAATGTTGCCTCAAGGATATATAATCAATGATTATTTGACTGATACTGACGCTTTTTTCATCAAAACAGATGCACCTAATGGTCTAAAGCATTTCGAAAGAATGCCTATGGCAACAGCTATGGATCCAGATTTTGATACAGGAAACATGAGATATAAAGCAAGAGAGAGATATTCTTTCGGTTTCTCAGATCCTCGTTCACTATTTGGTTCACCAGGAGCTTAATAAAAAAAACAACTTTTTTAGGGCGACTCATTGCAGTCGCCCTTTTTTTATGTATAATAAAATTACCTTGACGAAGAATTAACTTCGACAACAGCCAAGACAAGGAGATATACATGGCTAATACAACATTCTCAGGTCCTATTAGATCTGAAAGCACTATTAAAACAATAAGTAAAGATGCAACTAGCGGAACCATTACAGAGATAACAACTCTTGGTGGAGCACCAGTCAGTTTATCTGATGGTAACGTAACCCTTACAAACGCCACTCATAGTGGTAGAGTTTTACTTGTACCAGATGGTGGTCAAGACAATACATATACACTTCCAGCACCTATAGCTGGGTCAATGTTTAGATTTGTTTATGCTGGAGGAGCTGCTGACGCAACAGACGCTATAATAATTACTCCAGGAAACACTAATTTTTATATTGGTGGTATTACATTTTTAGACACTGATGGTAATGCGATTAGTTCTGTATTTTCAAATGGTAGTTCAAACAGTAGTATTCAATTTAATGTTCCTGCTGGATTTGATGTTACCATTATGGGTTTAAATACAACTAATTATCAGATTTTTGGTAACGCTACATCAACGACTGCTCCAGCTTTCGCTGACCAATAATAGGAGATATAAATGGCTGGAACAAGATCTGACGTAAAAGCCTTCAATGTAAACCAAGGAGATGCTGCTGCTTTGATAGGACCTGCAAGGTCAAGAATAAGACAGATAGTTATCTTTGCAGATGCAGCAGGTGCTTTGACCATAACAGATGGTAATGGTGGAGCTACACTGATAGCACAAAGTTATCCAACTGGATTACATACTCTCAATATTCCAGACAATGGCATATTAGCAGAGAGTGGTGCATACCTATCTGCGTTTACTGGTAGTAGCAATAAGTTAACTATATTCTTATCGTAATGGCTAGAAAACCAGATAAACAACCGCCTAAAACTAAAAAATATTTCCGCTCCACTAAATCTGGAGCGGGAATGACAAAGGCAGGAGTTGCTAAATATCGCAGGGATAACCCTGGTAGTAAATTAAAAACAGCTGTTACGGGCAAAGTAAAACCCGGAAGCAAAGCTGCAAAAAGACGCAAATCATTTTGTGCAAGATCAGCAGGGCAAATGAAAAAGTTTCCTAAAGCTGCAAAAAATCCTAACAGTAGATTAAGACAAGCTAGAAGAAGGTGGAAGTGCTGATGCCAAGAGGAAGACCAAAAAAACTAACCGCTGAGCAGGTTATGGCTGAATTAGCCAAACATGAAAAAGAATGTGGTTTTAGATATACAAGATTAGAAGAAAAATTAGAAGACAACAAAGCTAGTCTTAAAAGTCTTGATGTAAGACTTTGGGGATTAGGTGCGTTAATAATAGGTGCTGCGATAGCAGAAAACTTTATACCATGACAATATCTCGTGGTAGCATGAGTAGACAAATTACGAAGGCACCGGGTAAAAGGAAGTGGAGCGATGCTAGGAAGAGGAAAATCAATTGCAGAAGACCTAAAGGATTTTCTGAAAAAGCACATTGTGCCTCTAAAAAAAGGAGAGGTGGTAAGAGGTGAGCCAATAAAAGACTGTCCAAAATGTATGAAGAGAGTCTATTGGTGCACATGTTGGAAAGTAATGAAAGGAAAGTATTATGCCTAAAGACGCATGTTATCATAAAGTTAAAGCACGATATAGAGTTTTTCCAAGTGCATATGCCTCGGGAGCGATTGCAAAATGTAGAAAAGTCGGAGCTGCAAACTATGGAACTGGTGGTAAAAAGAAGAAGAAAACCAAAAAAGCTGCTCAAGGTGGTTTAATGGAGGCTATAAGAAAGGTTGATAGGCAACAATCGATTAAAGCTAAAGAAGGCAAAGTTGTAAGAATGACCAAACGAAAGTCTAAGAATCCTAGAATTGCCAGAGGCTGTGGTGCTATAATGGCAAGTAAAAGAAAAGTTACAAAGCGTGCATAATGGCAGTAAGAAAAACTAAATCAGGACTAGCTTTAAAAAGATGGTTCAAAGAGGATTGGAAAGATCAAAAAACAGGCAAGCCTTGTGGTCGTCAGAAGGGTGAAAAAAGGGGTACGCCTTATTGTCGTCCTACTAAAAGAATATCGAAGAAAACTCCGAAAACTGCTTCGGAGATGACAGCGACTGAAAAACGTAGTAGGATAAGACAAAAGAATCGGTTGGGACAACCAGCTGGTAAACCGAGAAGAGTAGCATCACTAAAAAGGAAGAGGAAAAAATAATGGAAAGAATGGAAAGAAAGCCGAAAAAGAAAGACGTTTCTGATTTTGCTGTAACTAAAAAGAAAATAGGTCCTAGAGATAAATCTGATTTTGCCAAAGGATTTGTCCCTAAGAAGAAAGACGTTTCTGATTTTGCAGTTAATACCAGAAGAAAAACAAATGGTAAAAAAACAAACGTAATAAAACCTGCCGCACCAACATCTTTTGCTCAAGCTTTTTCACAAGCTAGAAAGAAATTAGGTGCAGGTAAAACATTCACTTACAAAGGTAAAAAATACAGCACAAATAGAGCAGATGATAAGAAGAAAACAAAAACTGTTACTAATGTTGTAAAACCAAAACTTAGACCTAAAACTGTTGTGAAGAAAAAGACTAATGGCACTAACGGCACTAAAGCATCAAAAATGGGTATCAATGGTGCAGCTACTACCATGAAGAAAAAGACTAATGGTAAGACAGGTTTGGGATCCAAAGTTATGGCTACAAAGACAAAAAAGACGTTTAAAGGCACAAACATAACTCCTACAGCGACTCAAAGAAAGAGAATGCGTAATAGAATGATGGGATCTACATAATAGATGGCAACTTCAAACTCAAGAGATTTTGACCTAGATGTAGGTGAGATAATAGAAGAAGCGTATGAGCGTTGTGGTTTAGAGCTAAGAACTGGCTATGATGCAAAAACTGCTAGACGTTCTATGAATCTTATGTTTGCTGACTGGGCAAATCGTGGACTGAATTTGTGGACTGTAACACAAGATACTAAAGCTGTTACTTCTGG